TACAAAATTACAAGATAGTATTTTTGATTTTGAAGACCAAGTATCACGTGTAAATCGTCAGGTATTAGGTCAGGGCTCAATTTATGCCAAGTCAATGAGGGAACAGTTTGCTAAGGCAACAATGGATGTCTTACAATTTGGTGGAAATTTAGATGACGTAGCTAACACATTTTCGGCAATTAACAAAGTCATGGGTAAAAACACTATGTTATCAGGAAAAGAATTATCCAACATGGTTGCTTTACAAAAATCTGCAGGTATTACCGCTGAGGAAATGGGTGCGCTTGTAGAAGCCTTTGATAGTATTGGTGTTGGTGTTGAAGGTGCTATAAGTTCCGTTGATGACATGGCAGCTAAAGCCCGAGGTTTAGGTTTAAATGTTAATACGTTCTTAAGTACTACCGCAAAAAATTTGAAGTTGGTGAACTCTTACGGATTTAAAGATGGTGTTGAAGGATTGACACGAATGGTTGCAAGAGCACAAGCACTTCGTATTGATATGACCTCAGTCAAAGGTTTAGCTGCGGACTTATTGAACCCTGAAAAGGCGATAGAATTGGCCGCTGAATTTCAAAACTTAGGAGGTGCCATAGGTGCTTTAGGTGACCCATTCCAACTCATGAACATGGGTCAGAACGATATGGAAGGTTTACAAAACGCCATCATTGATGCTACAAAGGCTTCGGTCCAATTTAATAGTCAAACAAAACGATTTGAAATATCGGCACTTGAGATGAGAAGATTAAGGGCATTTGCAAGTGCCACCGGTCAGGACTACGAACAATTGGCTGATAGTGCGGTCAGGGCGGCTAAAGAAACTCAGGCATTTGAAGATATTAAATTCTTGGATGTTGATTCAGATAAGAAACAACTTGTTGCTAATTTAGCTAAATTGAACAAAGAAGGTAAATTAGAAATACAACTTCCAAACATGGATAAAGCTGTTGAGTTGACAGAACTTACGGCTAAACAAGTTGAAGATGCCTACAGCGAATTAAAAAAACAACAAGAGGATGGGGAATTAACCGCCTTAGAGGTTGCAAAACAACAACGTTCAACATTAGAAGACATTTTAGATACATTAAGAACACCTGCAGGTAAATTAGCAGCAAACATAGCTGCTGGCGAAAATTATGAAAAGGCAACTCAAAATGCAAGAAACTTAGCAGACCAACTTAAGGAAGGGTTAGAGGAGGTGATGACAGAAGAAAATTATGGAAGTATTAGTGATTTACTAACTAAAAAAATAAGTGATGGATTAACAAAGATTGATACTTCAACTTTTGAAAATTTAGGTGGAAGTCTTGCTAATTTAGTCAAAGAACAATTGATTAATGTTTTCCAAACAATAAGAACAGAATTATTAAGACAAGGGCCTTTAACGGCCAATGCGGTCCCATCAATGGTTCCACAAACAACGAGTAGTCCCGTAAATAATATGACTCCTACTACAAATGCAACTGCATCTATTAATGTTGAAAATATGGAGGTTATACATAAAGGTACGGTAGAGATTAAAGGATTACAAGAAACATTTAACATTGCTTCTTTAAGTCAGTCGCAATTACAGGAGTTAGGTACCAAAATTAAATCAGCCATGGGAAGTCAATTCCTTGCTACGGGTTAATAAAAAATCCGTTTAAATCTATTTATTGATAAATAACCATAGATGAATAGTCCATTATCATTTGGAGCCACAGAAAAGTTTAGAAAAGACTTACTTGTAAAGAACCTTCCTCCTTACAAGAACCAAAACTTTTCGGCAAATGGTAGTGCGGGAGAAACTGAATTTAAATTAAGAGAATTTAGTGTTGTCGACAGTCCAAGTTTGGAACAAGTTGGTGAACAAAAAGAACAAGAACTTTATGCTAAAAACGCATATGGACCGGGTAATAGTACTGCATATGGTTCTATGGTTGATATTAATAAAGATTATGGAACAAAATCTAACTTAGGTCCGTATAGTAATGCGGGTGGTGAACCTGGTAAAACCACCCAACAGTCACAAAAAGATGCTTACATTCAAAATACGTTTGGTCCTGAGAATGGTTTTATTTACGCACCTACAACTCAGAACGTACACAAAGTAATTGCCGAAAAAGATTCATACTTCAATTACATTTCATCTGTTTACCCCCTCGCCTCGTTATTCTTAAACGAAAATCCAAGGGGTAGTAATGGTTCATTGGCTCAAGATAGTCCAATGATTCAAATTGCGGCTCAGTCTTTAAGGGCTGAACTTCAATATAGAATTGCTCAAGAGACTTACGAAAACACCTTTGGAAGAGTAAATTTATTAGATGCTTTAAAAGACCCATTCCAAGCTGCTGAAATTTTATCAGGTAGAGCACCCCTAATTGAAAAAGATTGGCAAATTTCAGTACCGGGAAGTTTAGCAGGTAAGGGTTTAGATTTCTTAAGTAGAATTACGGGTGTTTATTCACCATACTCTTGGATACCTGGTGATTATTTTGCTGTTGATGGTAAAAAGAGTTTTATAAATCAAACAATTAATTTTGTTGGAAGTTTACTTGGGAGACCACAATTATTACCAACAACAAAAAATGGTTCTGATATTTTCTTAGCTAATACTGGACAGGGTTCAGTATCTGCGTTGTTTTCGGCTTTAGAATACAACAACTTCAGACCGGATTACAAAGCCAATTTTATTGGTGACCTAAATTTAGGTGCACCAAAAGGAAGATATTATGTAGGTAGTCGTACGCAGGACCCTGATAATATGATATTCCCTAATGATGAGTTACCTGTTGACCCATTAGGAAGGAGAGTAAAAGTTGCCGTTAGAGGTTATAGTGAGGTTGCTAAACTTTACGAAAATAATCAAAATTTTGCTTTTGGACCTGGTGAAGCCGAACCGTCAGACGGTGCAGGTCAACAAGGTGGTTTTACATGGATATCACCAAAAACAAAAGGCCAAGCAGGTAAAAAAGTTGGGCAGGGTGGAAGAATAGAAGGTGAAGACCCAAACTGGCCTTCGATTAGTTCACAGTTTGATAAGAGTGAGTCTACAGACTTCGCTCTTAGAGATGGGTCTATCATGGACGACACCCAAAGACTTGTCGATGCCGCTGATGGATTACCGGGTAATGCGAGATTAGGACACGTTGGTAACGCAATTAACCAAACATCAAAAGTGTTTTGGGACGGAACAAGAGAAATTACAAAAGGTTCAAGAGTTAAAAGATATGTCAATCAAGGTGGTAGAGAGGTTGGTAGAGAGTATTGTAGAGTATTCACTAAAGATACTCCATACATGGCGTTTAATGACCTACAAAAGACCGATGGTAATATTCGTAAATTTACATATTCTGTTTTAGATAACACATATAATCTTAATATTGCCCCTATCAATGGTGATGAATCAACAAACATCGTTGATGGACAAGTAAAAAAATATATGTTCTCACTTGAGAACTTGGCGTGGAGAACAACTGATTTACAACAAGACTTACCTGCGTGTGAGAAAGGTCCTAATGGTGGTAGAATCATGTGGTTCCCCCCATACGATTTAAGTGTTGATGAAAGTGTTTCTGTAGCTTGGAACGAGAATGTCTTTTTGGGAAGACCTGAACCAATTTACACATATAACAACACAAGAAGAACTGGTAGTTTAAGATTTAAGATTATTGTAGACCACCCTTCAATTCTTAATATGTTGGTGAACTATGAACTACAAAACGTAACGCCCGAATCACAAGTTACTAAAATTATCGATTCGTTTTTTGCTGGATGTAAGGACTATGATATCTACGAGTTGGCTCAAAAATTCACAACATTGACCTTTAATGAAATATTTGATGTTGTAGAAAAAACAAAAAACATTGAAGATTTTAAAAAGGCGGTAAAAGAAATACCGGCTACAAATTCACAAAAAGCGGATGAGGGGGAAAGTATACCCACTTTTGATATTAGTGATTTAAAACTTTATTTTGATAATGATACTCCTGACCCAAAAAGTAATTCAGTCACATCATCGGTTGATTACACGGACACGTTTGTTGCTTACAGTGGTGCTCAGGGAGTATATCAGGCAAATGCATCTGACTCACAAAAACAACCAGTACAGACATTCTTTGATTCTGAAATCATTCCAAATTATCAGGTATTCCAAGCATTCCTTTCAAAACTTAAGGAAGTTACAGAACAAGGTTATCCTGTAAAATTCACTATCGCTGGTTCAGCATCATCACCAAATAGTTCTGATTACAACAAAAATTTGTCGGCAAGAAGAGTTGACTCGGTAATTAAATCTATAAGAGATTACAATGGGTTAGACCAAATGGTTAATAAAGGTATGATAAGAATTAACCAAGTTGCTCAGGGTGAGGAAAGTGTTGGACAAACAGGTGAGGATTGTCAAAATACACCAACAACTGCACCCGATAATGAATACTCAGTTTCGGCTATGGGTTGTAGAAGAGTTCAAATTACAGGAATTCAAACACTACCAAAAGTACAGGGCGAAACACAAATACAGTCAGATGAAATCACAAACACACCGACAACGGGTGATGAAAACGCCAATACAAATGCAAGTCCAAAACAACAAACCTCACAAGAACTTCAAATAAAAGAAGGGTTGTCTAAGAAAGTATTGAGAAGATTATTGACTGAATGTAACTACTTTAATTTAATAAAAGAACAAGACCCATTCCTTTATGATGGTATTAAACAACAAATTGCGTTCTTTAATCCATCTTTCCACTCAATCACACCTGAAGGTTTAAATGCAAGATTAACCTTCTTACAACAATGTTTGAGACCTGGTAATACCATTCCGGTTATTGGTCCTGACGGAAAGCCACTTCAAAATGATGCGTTAAATACATCATTTGGAGCACCACCAATTTGTGTTTTGAGAGTTGGTGACTTCTTCCACACAAAAATTGCTATTAGTCAAATGTCTATAAACTACGAACCTTTGTTGTTGGACATTAACCCTGAAGGTATCGGTGTACAACCAATGTTGGCCGATGTTAACTTGTCATTCAACTTTATTGGTGGACATGGACTTAAAGAACCTGTGGCTCAGTTACAAAACGCCTTGTCATTCAACTACTATGCTAATACTGAGATGTATGACGAAAGAGCGGTGGCAACTGAAGACACAACAACATTTGATTTACAATTAATTGAGGAAGTTCTTAAAACAGTACCACTTCAAAATGTTGATTTTGGTCAACAATCACAAAATGAAGCGGGAACAACAATTGGTGTTACACAGACAAAGATATTAAGTAACTCGGGAAGTACTATTACAGGTACGACATCAATGACACAAATTATGAATGATTTGATTGATGCCGCTAAAGTGTATACCGACACCACAGTTTCTGTTTTAGAAAATATTAATAGTTCTTATTTAATCGGTGGATTAAGAATGTTCACAAAAGATAGGAAGTACATCACAGGAAACTTCGGACAATATGCTAGTAGTTCGTCAGATAATGTACAAACAAATATTTTTGGTAAATCAGACTCACTTCAAAGTAAAATAGACCAAGTGTTTGCTGATGCGTTAACTGATGTTGATAACGACACATCGCCATTGGTTGTTGGTTTTACTAATAACTCAAAAAATGTTAATAATAGAGATTTAAGAACGTTTAAGAAAAACTTGAAGTCCCTTATAACCGCAAAGAAATCAAATTTCTCGGCTATTATGGAAACAAAGTTAAATGATTTAGTAACAAAAGAACAATTATTGATTAGAGTAGTAGACAAGATAAACTTTGTACAAACCGAAACCGATGGATTCAAACGAGGTGGTACACCAATATTATACGGATTAACAGCAACTACACAAGTTAACGAAACATCATCAGGAGCCGCTAATACATTAGTGGAGTTGGTAAACGATTACAAAACAGTTGCAAATAATTTAAACACGTTTTATACTAATTTAGGTACATACAATATTATGAATGCCGATTGGGACAACTCTCAGTCATTCAGTTTCTTATACGCATCTATCAATAATGCAGCACAAAAAAGATGGTGTATTATTTTCAGTAAAGAAATTATGGAAAATAAAACACAATTTGTTTTAGACTGTTTGGGTCCTGAATTACAAAAGATACCCGTATGGTTTGATGGTGTAACTGCCGATGTTAATACACTAAATGTTGATTACACGGAAAGTTTAAAGGCATCAACAAAACTCTTTACTGATTTTAAAAACAACTACTACAACAGTGTATTTAACTTGTATCAACCTTACATTAGAACTAAGACAAGAATATTTGATTTTAGTAATATAACATCACCGAATGCTGCACAGACAGAAAACTTTAATCTGTTGTATTCAGGTGTGAATAGTAAAGGACCAAATTGGAATAATAAATTAAAATTAGACTAATGCAATATTACAACAGATATCAGCAGTTTTTAATTAACGGGGAACAAACAATTGTTCCTAACGTTACTATTCCATTTAAGACCACAGACAAACGATACATCTACTTCCAAGGTAAAAGTAGACTCGATAAAATATCCTATGAATTTTATAAAACGCCTTATTTTGGTTGGTTAATTCAGATGGCGAATCCACAATACGGAAGTATGGAAACGAACATCGAAGATGGTGCAGTCTTGATTATTCCTTATCCGTTAGTAGCATCTTTACAAGACTATAAAAATGCACTAGACAACCAATTCTTCTATTATGGCAGATAACAAAAGATTTACAGACGGAAATATTGCTTGGGAAGAAAGTTGTGATAACATTATCTTAGTTGACCCTAACAAAATTTACGACAAAAACGGACAGTTCCAAGAAAGACTTGTCCCCCACGAAAATTTAGTGATGTATGCAAACTTGGAGGCGAGAATCATTCCAAGAACAAAATTGGCGGTAGGTGAAAACTTTAATGAGTTAGCCAGTAACAGAGCGATTGCAAACTTTGGTGGAAGTCCTGATGGTAAGATTAATTTCTTAAAACCACAAGGTGATTCACAATACTTTGATACAAGTTGGTCTGACCAAATAACAGGTCAAGGTGCGTTGGAAGGAAGAGGTATCAATCAACAACAAGAGAATAGAGTTGTTGACGGTAATGTTGTAAGATTTCCAAGACAGGTGTTAAATAAATTAGACACCCAACTTTTAGGTATTACAAGTATTAAAATAGAAAATAATACTTCTTTTATTCCTATGGTGTCAATTGAAATGGTTGATGTACAAGGAAGAACATTATTCGAACAAGGTGAAAACTCACCATACTCAGCCTTTTTACAACTTCCATACCCACTATTTTATCTAACAGTTAAGGGGTATTATGGTAAAGCAATTCGTTATGAGTTGATGTTAAAAAGTTTTAACGCAAGATTCGACCCTACAAAGGGGGATTATATTGTTAGTGTTGAATTTATCGGTAGAACTGCGGCGATTTTAAGTGATGTACCGATGGGTGCGTTATATGCGCTTCCACACATGTATAATACAACATTGGAAGTTCAAAATGCTGAAGACACTCTTACACAATCAACATCACAACAAATTTTACAAAACGCTAATAATCCTGATGAAACTGTCGGTGCTTTAGCGAGACAACAACAGTCAGGACAAAACGTAACTGAACCGGTAACTTCAATATCTTTAACAAAAGGATATCAAAAAATATCACAAGCCTATCAATACTATAAGAGTAGAGGACTCATTAGTCCTGATTTCCCTGAACTAACATTAGCACAATTAAAGTTAAAATTAGATGGTTTAGAAAAATACATCACTCAGAGTTTTTCAAAACAAGACCTGAGCGTACTCAATGATATTGATGACTACAGAGAAGTTATAACTTTATACCGTGAAAACATTTATGGACAAAATGCTCGTGCATGGTTTATTAAATACATGGACGGTAAAAACGTATTAGTATCTAAAGAAACGGGAGAGTTAATTTACAAGTTTCAAAAAAAATACAGTGCCGATTTACAAACAAAAAAAGATGCTTTAGTTGAACTAAACGCATTGATTGAAAAATACAATGAAAAATTATTGACAAATTCTACATTTGGGAGTGATGGTACATATCAGATTGATGGTAAAAAACAAAGTTCGGCATTGTCATTTGATGTGAGTATAGACGACTTTATAATAACACTTGACCCTGAAAACATTGAAGAACAAATTGATGTAAACAAATCAGTAATTCTATCAAAGGGAATTGCTCAACCAACATCTGCTGATACGTTATCATTTTTGGCGAGTTTAAAAATTGATTTGGCAACATCTTCTTACAAGTTTGATTGGCAAACAAAGAAAATTGTACCAGACCCAAGCTCAGAATACTACAAATTCGGAAATATTTTCCAAAGTAGTAAATTAGTAAAAGATTCATTCTTGAACACCTTGGCTGATTTGGAATCTAGATTTGGTAAGTTACAAGAAAAAATAGAACGTGAACTGTCTGAAGCGTTATTACAAAAGATTGAAAACTCAGAAACGGGTCTTGGATTTAAACCAACAATCAGAAACGTCATGGCGGTTATTATGGCAAGTGTTGACGGATTTTATTCTCTTATGGATGATGTCCACTCAAATGCGTGGGCTCTTAGAACAGACCCAATAAGACTAAGTGCTATTTTGAGTAATGACGAAGTTAACGGAGTTGATTCAAAAGATTCGGTTCCTGGTACACAGTCAGGTGAAGAAAACTTTATTTATCCTTGGCCACAATATTTTGAATCTGAAATAGATGAAAACAACAATAACAGTTTTGTTTTAAAATATATTGCGGACCCAAACTCAACAGTTAGAACTAAAGGTTATCTGTTTGATAAATGGCCTGAGGTTGAATTTGTTGAACAGTATATTACAGGTGCGTTACTAAGACAGGCGTTACCTGAACCAATCACATCACCAAACCAAAAACAAAGTGCTCCTTTTATACCAAACAACGCCATTGAATACCCCTTTAATGTTATCCCATACGGTAACAAGTCTGCGGTACCTTTCTACTATGAGATATTTGAAAGAACTTATTTAGCCACAAATTACTCAAAGTTATTCAAATCACCACAGTCAAAACAAGATTTGTATGCGGTGATAGGTGACTTTGAAGCGTATACAATCAAACAACAAATATTATCAGACCCGTTCTTGATGATGCAGTTGAAAAGATACGGATTTAACTTTACTAACTTTGTACCATTCCTACAAAACATTTCGAACGATGGTAAGGGTGAGAGTTGGGCATTATATGAGAGAGACTATTTTGTAACACCATATATCAGAACATACTTAGAAAAAGATTTTGGAATTTACTCAATCGATACGATTAATGCTGACAGTATTACGGTTGATGAGTCACAATCAAGTGAAAAAAACTTAATTGAATATTTGAAAGGTAGTGACTCATCTGCGATGACACTAACAGACACATATCCATTTACAAGTCTATCTTGGTTGAAAAGTAATATGGCGTTAGGTAATACAATTGCAAGTGTTGAAAATGCGAATGATACTACTAAATCTTTATATTGGTTAGATACAAAAAAGACAATCACATCATTTAATCCAAGACAATATATTAGTCCTATTAATGATGTTCCTTTGACAAGTTTGACTTGGAAAAATACATCTTTAAATCAAAACATTCAGGGTGGTGGTGTACAACCTTCAATTCAAACAAACTTAGAATTATCGGGTTACTACTTAGAAAAATTCACAAACAATAATACATTGTTGATAACTGAGTCAAATATAGACTATGGTAGTGATTACTCAGGTAGCGTCTCAAGATATCAGACAACATCTCTACTTAACACTCCGTATTTTGTAAACGCAATTATGGAAGGTGTTGATAATGTAAAATCGGGTAATCAATATCCATATAAAAACTTAGGTTACTTATTCCTTAATTCTTTACCTATATCAACATTTAGAGAGAAAACATTATCTGCAGAAATAACAAATACAATTATTGCTGAAAAACAAAACAACTATCTTTCAAGTATATTCAATAAAGTTTCAGCTCTTCATAAGTTACCATACGCATTTATTTTAAAATATGGTTCTATTTGGCATAGATACAAAACATATATTGAAACAGGTACTGATATTTTGGATAGTGTTTGGACAAGTTTTGATTACGATGTTGCGTACGACCCAACTACTTCAGCATCAACAACAACTTATGATATTGTAGATTATCAGGGTTCAGCATACACTTACTCACTTAACTATACTAACACAGGTAGTTTGGGTATTAACATTGGTATGTACCCAAAGGTGATAAACTCACTTTATTATATGTTCCAAGATGAGGACATCATTACTGGATACACATCAACTGATTGGTCTGCGGCATATGACAACGGATTGAGAATTGGTAAGACAAATCAGTCTTCAGTTTACTTAGGTCTTGGTTCATTAAATAATGACCCATTGAATACGGTATCAATCAAGAACTGGTATTCATATATTACAACAACAAATCTATATACTTCTGATTTAAGTACTAGAATAATTGTTGTACCGTCGACAGGTGCTTTGAAATTCAATCAGTATAAATTTGAAAATCAAAATCCATTATTAACTAATTTCAATAAAACATCTGTTGAAATCGAAACTGACCCAACACTTTATGATGGTTCAGTTAGAACACTTTGGAATTCATCAAACTTTGGATTTTTTGACCATGGACTGACAAAGAAACCAAGTTATAACGAATATTTGAAAATTGTTGACCCGGCAAAAGAATTCCAAAATCCTTTCGATATTACATACCAAGGACAATACTCAAATATTGAAGAAATATTTGGTGTTTTACCAAAACAAATTTTGGATGAATTTGAACAAGAATTCTTGAAGTTTGTACAGAAACCTTCAGATAGTATAGCCGCACTTGCAGGAGAACAGTTGGGATTAGATTACTTCACACCAAACACATTAAGTGCGTGGGAGAATAGAAATTTAGTGCAAGTATTGAGTAGTCTATTCACAATTACAGATGTTCCACTTACCGGTAATGAAGACAAGGATGGTCCACTAATTGCAGATAAACAGTTAGCAACATTCGCTTTTGGTATTGATGATTTCTTATCATACCAAGTAATTTTTAAAAGAGGAAACCCTGGTAATTTCAATAGAAGGGTTTGGAACTCATTCTCAACAAACGCAACAGTAAAACCGTTAGACCCAATTAACTTCGGTCCGTATGTACCTAATTCATTACCTTCATCAAGTGGTGGTATAACTTTGAGTCAGTCTATATCACAAAACGCAGATGCTTGGGAACAATTATATTTGAACGTTGGTCAATATAGATTAAATGAACTGGCGTATAAAGATAGTGGTTCATACATAACTGACTTCTTCATCGACTTCAACATTGCGTTTACTTCGGATAACATAATACAGTTGGCTCCGATTATCAAAATGTATGCAACTCAAAAAGTTGAAAACGGACCTACTTACGGTTCTGCAAGTTTCCTTACAAGTTTCAACAGTTACTTATCAGACTTAAACAAGTATCAATCAAATGTTCTAAACCACATCTTCAGATACTTGAATCAAAATCTACCAAACATAACTGAATTAAAAAATCAAAGAGTAAGTGCGTTAGATGGTGAAGTAGCGAAAGTAGAAATATGGGAGACATTCAAATCAATGAATGATAAGTGGGTTGCTGGTGGTGACTTCAAAAACAGAACATTGTTTGAAGATTTTATATTCTTGGATAGAGCCAACAGAGACATCGGAAACAAATTAATTGTTGATGTAACAACACTTACTGGTTATTTAACCGCCACTAACGATAAACTGTCTGTTTATAGTTTGATTAGTGAATTGTTAAGTAAAAACAATTTATTGTTTATGGCGTTACCGTCTTATGTAAACTTTTATGGGGTACAAGAAACTGGTAAAGGTGGAACACCGATTAATATTGATGTTCCTAATAGTGCTTTTGGAACATTCATGGAGGTAGACTATCAACAATCAAAACCAAAATTTGTTTGTATCTACACTGATAAGTTGTCAGAACACACTCAACAAAAAAATAATATAGACTACAGATTCAATTCCGATAGTTTTGATATTGGTAGATGTGCAGACAATCCTTTGAGGGAATCTAATCCTAACAAGGAAGATTATGGTAGTTCTAACAAGGTAGTTGCCTTTAATGTTGATTTTGGTATTAGAAATCAGAACATATTCAGGTCAATCGATTTGAATCAGTCTCAATATAAAAACACATCTGAAGCGTTCACCGTACTTGTTGATATTGCAAACCAAACAAAAGGTCAGAAAGCGGTTCAACAGAGTACATCTTTATATAATTTATACAAAAGTAGAAGTTATACATGTAAGGTTGAGTCTATGGGTAATGCTATGGTACAACCTACAATGTATTTCAATTTGAGATATGTTCCGATGTTTACTGGAGCTTATTGGATTACAAATGTATCACACAACATATCTCCACAAGATTTTACAACATCATTCTCAGGTGTCAGAATTTCTAAGTATTCGTTCCCTAACTTTAGCAAGTTAACGATGGGGGTAAATATAGACCTATTAAGGAGATACCAAAAGAAAAAAGAAGTTATACCGGTATCGGTTACTGCCGAAACACCAACTACAAGTGTTATTTCCGTAAGTGGAAAAACTAATGGTAATGTTAGTAAGACACCTATCAAGACAGTTCCAGGTAGTTGTAAAACGGCGTACCCATCACTTCCGTTTGTTGATGCAAATTACACAATTATAGGAAAACAAGATGTCGTAACCTACTTGAACACTAGAACAGACGTTCCGTTGAATATCAAAAAACTTGTATTCGCAATGGCAACTCAAGAACAAAACCGAAACCAAAATCAATTTGGTTGTGTGGGTTATGACATATATGGTATTCATACAGATGGAAGATGGTCATCAAATATGATGGAATATGTAATAGGACAAGAATGTGTAAAAGTCAACGATAAGGGAAGACCGTATAGACCATTGGCTATATTCAACTCTTATGAGAATGCAATAAACTTTGTATTAGCTAGATTTAATACACCAGCATTTAATAATAAATTTAATATCTATAAAGTTAGATATGGAAGTGAAGGTGAGGCTGCTGCAAGGATTTGGTTAGGTTGGTGGAATTTAGGTGTTGGTTTAAGAAGACCAGGAGATGGTCCGTTATCTGCAGAACAAAGAATTACCGAACAAATAAATAAAAGAATTTCTGATGGGTTGCCGTGGACAGTGACGGTGGGTATATTTGAAACTGCAATAAAAAGGGCTAAAGCTTTAGGTCTAAATTAAAAAATTAGTAAATATTGATATATTTATATGATAAAACCATTTGCTATGGATATTAAAAATTTATTAGATAATTATCTTTCTAAAGACACAAGACTAACAGAAAGAGAAACAGGTAACGGTTACAAGGAAGTTTGTGACTTAGATACTGGTGATTGCTACACAGTAAGAATGAAAGACGGTCTTATTGAAAGAGTAGACAATTCAATGAAAATAAATAGAACACTTAAAGTTGAAACATCACATGGTGTCAAGACTTTATTGAACGGTTAAACAAAAATCAAAATGTCATTAGAGAAAAAAATAATCGAAGAAGTTCAAAGATATAATAAAATTAATAGATATATCATTGAACAAGAGGCCACAGACCCGTTAGCAGATTTTACTGGTGCTGAAACGGATAGTGCCGTAACACCGCCAACAACGGATACACCACCACCAACAGGGGCTGAAGAAATTGCGGAACCAATTGATACTGCAACTGACCCTGATGTTGAAAAGTTAGATGATGAGGGAAAATCAATGGAAGATAAACCCGAAGATTCCTCAACTGAAGAATTAGACATCACTGATTTAGTATCGGCACAAAAAGACATACAAACAAAACAAGATGAGTACATGTCGACAATGTTTGAAAAACTTGAAGACTTGACAAGTAAGTTAGAAGCTATGGATTCAATCTTTGAAAAAATTAATTCATTGGAATCTAAGATTGAAAAGTATCGTGAAAAAACTCCTGAAGAAAAATTACACTTGAGAAGTTTGGACTCATACCCATTCAACCAAAAACTTACAGACTTTTTTGAAGACAAAAAAGAGGACATGGAGAAGTCAGGTAAAAATGAATATGTATTAACTGATGATGAGGTTGAAAATTTTTCACCTAATGAAATCAAAAAGACATTTAACAAATTTACGGACCAATATCCTAAAAATTACTACTCTTGATAAAATATTTTCTCTAATGAAAAAAGGACATCGAAAGGTGTCCTTTTTTGTTTTGGGGGTTTGACTTAACCGATTGTTCTACTATACTTATAGATGAGTAATAAGAGAACTTTTAACTTTAAAAAAAAACAAAAATTATGTCAAACACAACTTTAGATGCAGTTCTTTCTCAGTATGAGAAAAACACCGCACGTTCTCAAGGAACGGGCAACCAAATGTCACAAGATGAGAGAATGAAGAAGTACTTCACAACTCTATTAGACAAAAACTCACGTACAGGTCAAAAGCGTGTACGTATCCTTCCAACTTCAGATGGTTCATCCCCCTTCAAAGAAGTGTGGTACCATGAAATTCAAGTGGATGGTAAATGGGTAAAACTTTACGACCCAGGAAAAAATGATGGCGAGCGTTCTCCGTTGACTGAAGTTTACGAAGAGTTGATTGCTACAGGTAAAGAATCAGACAAGAAATTAGCACAACAATACCGTTCACGTAAATTCTACATCGTAAAAGTTGTTGACCGTGACGCTGAAGAAGATGGTGTTAAGTTTTGGAGATTCAAGGACAACTACAAACAAGAAGGTATCTTGGATAAGATTATTCCAATTTGGAAACAAAAAGGTGATATCACAAATGCGGACAATGGACGTGACCTTATCATTGAGATGGTTAAGTCTAAGACTCCTGCAGGTAAGGAATACACGGTAGTACAAACAATCATGCATGACGACCCAACACCTCTTCACACTGATGAAGCTATTAAGAAAGAGTGGGTTGAAGATGAAATGACTTGGAGTGATGTTTACTCTAAGAAGGCTGTTGAGTACTTGGAGGCTGTAGCACGTGGTGAAGTTCCACGTTGGGATTCAGATTTGAAAAAGTATGTTTACGGTGATTCAGTAGAAGACATGAGTATTGGTGGTGGAAGTACAACTTCTAGCGCAACTTATGACCCTCAATCGGAATCAGAACCAGACGAGGAGCTACCATTCTAATATGATTGAGCATGGACATTTGCGTAGACATTATGTCCATGCTCTTTCTTTTATCAAAAAAATTAATACGAATAGACAATGAAAATTAGGAAATTGATGTACGATGCTCTTGTTAAGAAATACGAGAGTGAGATTGCTGAAGCTGAAGCCACCTTGATGGTGTATATGGAAAATCCTGTGGGTA